AGACAATAGAGCAACCTGATTTTTATACTACAAGGTCAAGATGGATGGAAGCATTAGTAAAAGATTTATGTATTTACGACGAAGCAATTAGAATTAAAGTTAGAGGCGAGAGCGGTAGAATTTCATTAATAAGAGTTCCAGTAAGTATGGTTCAACCGCAGGGAACTAATTGGCTAAGACCAGATAGTTATTTAGTAAAAGGCACGACGGGAAATATAGAATATAGTAGAGATGAAGTTATACATATTCATGGATATAACCCGAAAGACCCTAGAAAAGGATTAAGCCCATTAGAAACATTAAGACAATTATTAGCAGAGCAACAAGCAGCAGCCGAACATAGAGAAGGACTGTGGAGACAAGGAGCAAGAGCTAGTTTAGTTATAGAAAGACCGTTAGGTGCTCCTCAATGGTCAGATGTAGCTAGGTCAAGATTTAGAGCAGATTGGGAAGCAAGTTTTACAGGAGCTAGAAATAGTGGTAAGACAGCGGTTTTAGAGGAAGGCATGATAGCAAAACCGTTACAGACATTTAGCCCAAGAGACGCCCAGTATTTAGAGAGTAATCAGTTAGCAAGAGAAATAGTAGCAGCAGCTTATGGTATCCCAGCAGGATTATTAGGTTTAGGTAATCAAAATTACTCAAGTTTAACAGAGCAACATAGGCAGTTATACACAGATTGTTTAGCTCCTTGGCTAACAGTTATTCAAGAGGAATTAGAAACGCAATTATTATACGAGTTCGAATTAGAAAACGCATATTTAGAATTTCAATTAGCAGATAAATTACGCGGAAGTTTTGAGGAGCAGGCAGCGGTTTTACAGGCAAGCGTAGGTGCTCCATATTTAACAAGAAACGAAGCAAGAGCTCGTTTAAATTTACCGTCAATAGAGGGCGGAGACGAATTAGTAACTCCGCTAAATGTTATTACAGGCGGTTTAGCATCTCCACAAGATACAGCCCCAGAAGGCGTACCTATTGGAGCATTATCAGCTACACCAGAAGCAAAAAGTTTAGAGAAAGCATTTACAAGAGGCGAGTATTTAAAAATAAAAAACGACTCAGCAAAAGAGTTTAGTAAAGTATTTAAAGATAATATAGAAAGGCAACGCAGAAGTATTATTAGTAAATTAGGAGCTCAAAAAAATATTACTATTGAAACAAAAGCAAGTGCAACAGAGGTTTATGATAGGAAAAGATTTGATAGAGAATTAGCAGACGATTTAAAACCAGTTATATATAAATCAGTAAGGAAAGGTGCAAAGACAGTAGGCAACTGGGATGCAGATAACGCAGAAAATTGGGTAGAAGCAGTAGCGGTAAAATCAGCACAAAGAATTAATAAAGCAACTCAAAGCAGATTAGTAGCTAAATTTAGAAATATACCTGATGACGGAGATTTTACAGAAGCAGCAGACGAATTATTTAACGAGATGACTGATAACGATACAATATCCGCAAGTTTAAGTTTAGCAGCAACAGCGGTTAATTTTGGTAGAAACGAATCTGCAACAGCTAATAATAGAAAATTTAAAACATGGGTAGTAACATCAGGAAACCCTAGGTCAAGCCACGCAGTATTAAACGGAGAAACAGTAGCAATACAAGATAATTTTAGTAACGGAGCAAGATGGCCTGGAGACCCAGATTTAGACGAGGAGGAAAGAATTAACTGTAATTGTATAGTTGATTTTGATTTCTAAGATGCCATATTATATTAGCGAAAATAATCCAGATTGCGATGGTTACGCAGTTCAAAAAAGAGACGGCGAAGTTATAGGCTGTCATAATAATTTACAAGATGCAATAGACCAAATGGTAGCAGTATCATTAGCAGAAGGTATAGAGCCTGGGGGTTATATTGACGACGAGGACGAGGATAAGAAAAATTATAAACAATTTTCGCCTCCTGAAGGAGCAAGAGAGGAAGCAGAAAGAGGATTAGAATGGCGTAGAGAATATAATAGAGGCGGTACAGAAGTAGGAGTAGCCAGAGCAAGAGATATAGCTAATGGTAGAAATTTATCTGAGGATACAATAGTTAGAATGGTTTCATATTTTGCAAGGCACGAAGTAGATAAAGAGGCAGAAGGTTTTAGGCAAGGCGAGGAAGGTTTTCCGTCAGCTGGTAGGATAGCATGGGCTTTATGGGGCGGAGACGCTGGTAGAGTTTGGGCGGAAAGAATATTAGCGGGAATTGAAAGAGATAGAGAAAAAAGCACAGTTATAAAAACGGAGGAATATAAAATGCAGGTAAAATCATTTCCATTAGAGGCAATAGAAGTAAAAATAAAAGCCACTACAGACGCACCACATGGCGAATTTACGGCTCTCGTATCAGTATTTAATAATACAGATTTAGTAGGAGATAGAGTTATGCCTGGAGCGTTCGCAAAAAGTTTAGCAAATTATACAGCCAAAGGTAAAAATTTACCTATTGTTTGGTCACACGATTGGGGAAATGCGGAATCTTTTATAGGTAAAACACTATCAGCAGTAGAAACAGAGCAAGGATTAATGATTAGAGGTGCATTTTTCGATACTCCTAGAGCTCAGACAGTTAGGACGCTATTAGCAGAAAAAGTAGTAAATGAGTTTAGTTTCGCATACGATACAATTACCGAGAAAAAAGGCGACGACGGGATAAACGAATTATACGAATTGCATATATTAGAAGCAGGTCCTACATTAAAAGGAGCTAATCCAGCAACTCAATTAATAGCAGCAAAAACAATAGCAAAGAATAAAATTAAAGCCGAACCTGGAGAATTGCAGGAAGGGTCATGGGTAGAATGGAGTACAGGTTATGGTAGAGTAGAATATATTATGACTGAGGGTACTTTTGGAGTAGAAAACGACCCATTAAGCTTAGAAGCAACAGCAGACGACCCGTTAGCTATGGTAAGAGTATATATAGAAAACGATGATGATTATACAGCAACGGAAAATTTTAGAGGATTTAGATTTTCAGAATTAGAAGTAACTGAACAAAAAAGCAAAAAGAAAACTTTAGATATTGAAAACATAAAAGCAGGACGCACATTATCAAGAAAGAATGAAGGCTCAATCAAAGAGGCTAAAAATTTACTCGAAGGTGTCCTAAATTCGTTAGAAGTAGAAGCGGCAGAGCCTGTCAAGTTCGAGGAACCTGAAATGGTCAAGGACGAGGAACGGAGTTTAGACCCGCAAGTAGCATTAAATTTGTTAGAGCTAAATGAGCTCGATACAGAAAACAACTAAACCCATTTCAAAAAGGAGAAATATGAAAGACTTAATCAAGCAAGCAAAGGCATTAGCCGAGACTGCCGCAGCGGAAGGACGCACACTAACAGACGAGGAAAGAGCAACCGTAGAGACCGCAATTGCAGGAGCAAAAGCAGTAAAGGCAGATGCAGAATTACGCAAAGCAGTTGATGAATTAGGCAACGAGCTAGCAGAAGTAAAGCCAGTAGTTACAGAGACCGCAAAGGCTCGAACCACAGGCGAGAAACTATTTGCAGACCCATCTTTTAAAACATGGATTGACTCAGCAAATAGAAATGGAACACCAGATATTAAATCATTACCAAATAGCCCAACAGTAGCCGTATCAGGTTTGAAGGCAACACTATTAGGCGGTAGCGATACAAGTGCTGGAGCAATGGTACAAAACGATATGTACCGTCCAGCCGCTCAGGCATTTGGTCGTGACATTACAGCAATTAATTTGGTTACCGTAGGTTCAACCACAAGCGATTTAGTAGAGTTCGCTCGTGCTATGAGAATTACAGGCGGTCAATCAGTAAATGCAGCAGTACCAAAGGCAGAAGGAATAGCAGCTGACGAATCTACATTAACTTTTGTTAAGGATAGTGCAGCAGTAAAAGATATCCGCCATTTCTTACCAGCGTCAGTAAGAGCATTATCAGACGCTCAACAGCTAGAAACCCTAGCGAATACATTTCTAACCTATGGTATTCAGGAAGAGATTGAAGACCAGTTAGTAAATGGTAACGGACAAGGCGAAAACTGGACAGGTATTTTTAATACTGGTTATGTTCAGGCACAGGCATGGGATACAGATTTGGTAACCTCAATCCGTAAAGCAATTCGTAAGGTTCAGACAGTAGGAAATAGCAGAGCCACAGCGGTTTTGTTACACCCAGAGGATAATGAGCGTATTGACCTGCTTAGCGGAGATAATACCGATTATCTATTCGGCGGACCTGCTACACAAAGCACACCAACAATTTGGGGGTTGCCAAGAGTAGTAAGCCAAGCAGTACCAGTAGGAAACGCAATCGTAGGTGATTTCCGTAAGGCAATCATTTGGGAGCGTAGCCCGCTAACAGTTGCGGTTTATCCACAGCATAGCGATTACGCGATTAAGGGACTAGTAGCCCTAGTAGCAAATGCTCGTGCAGCGTTCGGTGTTTTACACCCAGAAGCGTTTTGCACAGTTGATTTGACTGCTTAGTAGAAAACGGAAATGTCCCGATAAGGTTAGCCCTGTCGGGACATTTTTATAAAAAAACAAAAAGGAGATAAAATGGCAATTATAATAGTAGAGTTAGAAAACGGCGAGCTAATAAGAATAGATGAGGAAGTAGCAAAAGCTAACGGATGGAAAGAATACAAAAAATTAGCAGTAGAAGCTAAACCAGAAAAGAATAAAGCGATGAAACCAAAAGCCAAAGCAGAGGAAAAAGCGGAGGCAGAGGATAAGGTTTTAGACGCAGATGCCTAATTCATTAGCAACAGTAGCAGATTTAGAAGCTTATTTAGGTAGGACATTTGACGACCCAACCACGCCTGAATTAGCAATAGATATAGCTAGCGATATCGTTAGAAGTTATTGCGGTCACTCGATTACAAGAATATTAAACGATAATATTTTTTTAGACGGAAATGGAACTAATACGATATTGTTACCTGCGGCACCTGTTAATGGAATAGATTTATTAGAAATAGACGGAGAGTTATTAACTAACGATAAATATAAATATAGCAAAAAAGGATGGGTAAAACGAACAGACGGGGGTATATTTCCTAATAACCCTAATATTATTGAAGTAATATATAATCATGGATACGAAGTTATACCAGACGCTATATTAGGAGTAGTTTTATCATTATCGGCAAGAATTACAGACGGAAGTAGTGGTATTAAACAAGAAACGATAGGGTCGTATTCAGTAACATACGCAGACCCAGCCCCAGTATTGAGAGCAAATGAACAGGCGGCATTAGACGCATATAAGGTTATAGTATGAGTTTTGATGCATTATTAAATAAATTAGTTACAATAAAAAGATTATCAGGTAGTACAGACCGATATGGAAATATAGAAAAAGTATATACTAATTTAGCAACAGATATAGCGTTTAGATTTGACGAACAGACAGGAACAGAAGTAGAAGCAGACGCTAATAGTACGATTAAGAGAGCTCGTGGATTTACAAGATATTCAGATATAGAGCCAGCAGATTTAATAGAATATGATAGCGAGATTTGGGAAGTAGTAGCATATCCATTATTAAGACAGAAAGCTAATAATAATCATCATTACGAATTAGATTTAAAAAAGGTTAATCCATGAGTAAAGAAGGTTTTGAATTCGTAGAGTTTGATTTTGATGTAGTTTGGGCTGCTATAAGTAAATCAAGTCAATTAAAAAGTTATTTAGAGGCATTAGCAAAAGAAGTCGAGGGCGTAGCAACAAGCAAAGCAAGAAGCGAAGCATACGACGAAGGTTATTATGCAGATTTATTTAAGTCAGGTACGGACTCATCAGCTAATGTAAGAAAAATATTTACTAAGGATTATCAGAGTAGGAGAAATCGTAAAAGACGAGGTACTACAAGTAGATTTATAGATAGACCAGTTATTAAAGGTGAGGACGGAAAAGAAACCAGAATAAAAGGCGATATAGATGGAAGTGAATATAACGGGTCATTAGGTTATGTTATAAATGAGGATTTTAAAGCAGTTTGGGTAGAGTATGGTAGCATAGCAAAAGGTCCTAGATTTATTTTATCTAAAGCAACAGAGGAAGTAGCAAATAAAAATGAAGGAGATTGGGAGCCTTTATATTCAAAAACTCACGAACAAAATATAGCAGAATTAAAAGCAAAACAGGCAGTAGGAAAAGCTAAAATGAAAGAAATTAGAGCTAAGAGAGGTAATTAATATGAGTTTTGGTTCAATCCCAGATATAGAGCAAAGCATAGTAAGAATTTTATCTGAGAGCTCGTTAGTAATTGATATAGCGGGAGCAGATGCAGTATCTACTGAGTTACCGCCAGAAGCAAATTTACCAAGAGTTAGAATTACATTAAGCGGAGGAACGCCAGCGGTTACAGGTTGGTTACAAGCACCGCGTATAAATATAGAGGCATGGGCAGATAATAAAGAGGAAGCGTTTGATTTAATAAATGCCTGTGCAGTAACCTTGACATCATTACAAGACGGCACACAGGTAACAGAAGGAGTAATAACATCAGTTAGGCAAGAGACAGGGCTTAGCTGGTCGCCAGACCCAGTAACAAATAAAGCAAGATATCTGCTCGGATTTGTTATTCATATACACCCATAATACAAAAGGAGAAAACCATATGGCAATAGACGCAGGAGAAGTAGTAGTAGGAAGCGGTGGTAAGGTATTTATCGGTCCTGTAGGAACGGCAGAGCCTAATACACCAACAGAAGCATTAAACGCAGCATTTAAAGATTTAGGATATATTTCAGAGGATGGTATTACAGCATCTTTTGGAGTATCCGTAGAGGATATAAACGCATTTCAAAGTTTACTACCTATTCGCAGAGTAGTAACTGGACGCACAGCGGATTTATCTTTTGTATGTCGTCAGTGGAACGCAGATACATTTAGTTTGGCATTAGGAGGCGGTTCGTTCGATGAGACGGGCGGTAACTATATTTTTTATCCGCCAGCTAATAACGACGGTTTATCAGAGTTCGCAGCAGTTATCGAATGGAACGACGGAAGCAAAAATTATCGTTTAATCGTTCGCAGATGCGTAGTAGTAGAAAGCGTAGAGACACAGATAGTTAGAAATGCAGCAGCAGATTTACCGATTACGCTATCTATTTTAGGTTCTGAAAATACAGACGCATGGTATCTATTTACAGACGACGACGCATTTGACGCTGGGGCATAATAATGAAACGCATCATAGATTTAGATGCAGCCCGAGAAGCTAGAGCAGAAGCCAAGAAAGAAATACCAGTAATTAAATTAGAAGGTAAAGAATTTAAATTACCAGTAGAATTACCTTGGAGCATAGTAGAAGCCGCAACTACCCAAGATAGCAAAGAAATTATTTTAGCGATAAAATCATTACTAGGCGAACAGTGGGACGAGTTTCAGAAATTAGGAGTTAGCGTAGGAGATATGCAAATTCTAATAGAGAATATCGCCAAAATTTATGGAGTAGAGCAGGGAAACTAAAAAGCCTCGGGTTACTCGTTAATGAACATTACGGGGCACTCGAGGCGGACTGGCGGAGATTTTATAATAGAGATATCGCAGAGGATTTATGGAGCGATAATTTTCTAGGGGTTAGAAAGATTTTTAACCTAATAAAATGGCTACCGCCAGAAGCTGCTTTATGGCGTTCAAATCAGACGGCATGGGATACTAACGCAGAATTACAGGCAACGACAATAGAAATATTAGACGCTATTTTAAGGTCATATTTACAAGTACATAGTAAGCCAAATTCAAAAAAACCTAAACCGATAAAAATCCCAAGACCTTGGGAAAAGGCTGATAAACGAGCTAAACGAGGCACAAATTTAAATGAGTTAATTAAAGAAGGTTTAAGTATAAAAAAACTAGCTAAGGGAGATAATAGTGGCGGGAATTGAGGCAGGTTTTTTAAATGTCCTAATCGGTCCTAAATTAGTTAGCGATTTTGCAAATAAATTAGGGTTCGAAGTAGATAAAGCAGCAGGCGACGCAGGCGATAAAGCTGGTAAGACATTAGGTGAGAAGCTTAGCGAAGGTTTTAACAAAACAGGTAAAACATTATCTAAAAGCATTACAGCCCCTATTTTAGCAGTAGGCGGAGCAGCGGTAGCGGTAGGATTAGAAATAGACGATGCATTTGATAGCATTAGAGTTACAACTGGAGCAACAGGTAAAACATTAGAAGGATTACAAGATAGTTTTAGGACGGTTGCAAGTAGTACGGCTCAATCATTTGAGGATGTAGGAAGTACAATATCTACATTAAATACTAGATTAGGATTAACAGGGAAACCATTAGAAGCATTAACTACCCAGCTATTAAATATAAAGCAAATTACAGGCGAGACCGCAGATATAGAAACAGTTACACAATTTTTTAATGCGTTTGGTATTGAAGGCGAAAAGCAGACAGAAACATTAGATAAATTATTTGTAGTATCACAAAAAACAGGAGTTGGATTTAATCAGTTAATTTCACAAGTACAGGGAAGCGTAGCACAATTCCAGCAACTAGGATTTAGTGCATTAGAAGCGGCAGCATTTGTAGGACAATTAGAAAAGAATGGAGCAAATTCAGGAGCAGTATTAGCAGCATTAAATAGGACAATTATAGCGTCAGTAAAAGGAAATAAAGATGCAGAAAAAGCATATTCAGATTTAGCAAAAGCACAAGAAACATTAAGAGAAAAAAATTTAGATTTACAAGTAGCGGAATTAAAATTAGATGAAATAAGAGCTAATCCTAAAGCTAAACCGTCAGATGTATTAGCAGCACAAAACGCAGTGCAAAAATTAAGAGACGAAATTTTATCAGCAACAAGCCAGATAGATGCAAGTAATAAAATAATAGCAGATAGTACAGGCGGAGTAGCAACATCAGCCCAAGATTTATTTAAGTCAGTTATTGGAGAGATTACTAATTTAATAAACGCTGGCGATGAGGCAGCAGCGAACGCATTAGCAAAGGATATATTTGGAGCTCGAGGATTTGCACAGGTAGTTAAACAAATTAAAGATGGTACATTTAATTTAGAGGAATTTACAAATACCGTTTTAGCTACAGACGAAACAATTAATGGATTAGCGGCAGAGACCGCAGATTTTGATGTAAAGATATTACAATTAAAAAATAGTGCTAAGCTAGCATTAGAGCCGATAGCAAATGTATTAATACCAGCAATCAACGACGCATTTACAACTGCAGAGCCAGTTATAAAAAGATTTACAGAAGCATTTAGAAATTTAGACCCAGATACTCAAAAATTAATAGTAGGAATAGCAGGAGTATTAGCAATTTTAGGACCTACATTAATTATTTTTGGAAAAGTAATTACAGGTATTCAATCAATAATAGGGGTAGTAAAATTATTAAATTTAACATTATTATTTAATCCTTGGACGCTAATAGCATTAGCAGCCGTAGCAGCAGTAGTTTTAATTGTAAAATATTGGGACGAAATAAAGGCGTTTTTTGAAGCACTATGGGAAGGAATAGTAGCAGGAGCTAAATTATTATTTGACGGATTAGTAGAAGGATTTAAAATGGTAGTAGAAGGATGGGTATTATTAGGTCAGGGTTTAATAGCAGGATTACAACTAATTTTAGAAACAGTATTAAATTTATTTATATCGGTTTGGGAAGGAATAAAAACAGCATTTAAAGCAACGATAGATTTTATTAAACAAAATTGGGATAAGATACTTACCATTTTAGGCGGACCTATTGGGGCAGCAGTAGCGATTATTATAAAGAATTGGGATAAAATTAAAAGCGGATTTAAAGCAGCGGTAGATTTTATTTCAAATATAGCTAGAAATATTGGTAATATAATTTCATCAGGATTTACAGCAGCAGTATCTATTATTACGGGCGTTTGGGATAAAATTAAAAACGGAGCAAGTACGGCTATTAATTTTGTTATAAATGGGTTTAAAACATTACAGACAATTATAGTAAATATATTTAATTTTATAAAGAATTTACCAAGTAAGATTTTTAGCGGTATAGGTAGTTTCTTAGGTAATTTTACAAAATTCATACCTGGTAAAGCAGAGGGAGGACCTGTAAAAGCAGGCAATCCTTATATAGTTGGCGAATTAGGACCTGAGTTAATTATACCAAAATCAAATGGAACAGTAATACCAAATAACGCATTATCGGGTATTTTAGGACAAGGTAATAACGCCATTTATAATGTAACTATAAATAATCCAGTAGCGGAGACATCAGCGGCAAGTATTCCAGCAGCATTACGCAGAGCTAATGTATTGAGGAGTAATATATGAGTTATATCATAACATCAGACGAATATATAGATATAGACGGAGTTCCATTATCTACACCAGCCTGGCAGACATTAAATTTAGACGAATTAAATAACGGAGTAGAAACAAGAGGACAAAGTTTAGTTATACCACGCAGACCTGGAGCATTTGTTAGAGCTAGAATTATCGACCAAAAAATAGTTAATATACCTATTATTATTTATGGTAACAAAGCCCCAGACGGTACAGTTTATTCAGATGCAAGAGAAGGATTACAATACAATTTAGATTTATTAAAGAAAGCGTTATTTAATCCATATCAGCCAAATGATTTAACAAGATTATTAACATATCATAGAACTACAACCGATTTAGAGGCAGTATGTCAGACAAAACCTAATTTAGATATAGAAAGATTATCACCAACGACCGCAAGAGGAGTAATTACAGTAGAGATACCAGCAGGCGTATTACGAGATACGACAACTACTACAATTAATCAATGGGTTGATAACGACGAGACATTTAATATAGGAGTTCCTGGTACAGCAGATAATTATGGAGTTACTTTTACGATACCTGGTGCAGCAAATAGTTTAACGATTACAAATAATACGACAGGAGCAAGTTTAGTTTATAATTATCCGATAAATACAGGTTTAACAATTATTAGCCCGATATTTCAAGCAACCGACGGAGCTACAAATGTTTCGGGGAAAATAACGACAGGTGGGACGCCATTTTGGATGCCATTAAAAGCAGGAACAAATAATTTAAGAGTACAAAGACCTGGCGGAGCAAGCGTAGCGATGACTATTAGTTTTAAGGCGGTATATTTATAATATGAATTTTTTACACGCAGATTTATTTAATTCGTCAGGTAGTACGAGATTATCCTCGTTTGTTAATTCAACGAATAAAGAATTTACAGATGAATTAATAGGAGAAGGTTCGTTTAGTTTATCAATACCAGAGGAGGAAGCATCTACAGTACAGGTAGGGCAAATAGTTAAGTTTAGTTATGGAGAAAATTCAGACGATTATGTTTTTGCAGGCGTTATAGAAAAGATAAGTAAAGCAGACGGAGACGAAACAAATTTAGTAAAAATAAACGGTAGGGGCGTTAGGTCATTATTAGGTAATGCAGTTATATATACGAGCGATAGAAATTATATAGATAAAACCGTAGGTTATATTATGGGAGAATTATTTACAGAAGCCCAGACCAGAGGTGCATTAGCGGGTATGAGTAAGACCTTTACAAATACACAAGATAGCAACGGAGTAAATTTTACAGCTAATGAAACATTAACGATAGAGGAAAAGTTAGGTAATAATTTAGCAGAAGTAGCTAGAAGGCATGGCGAAATGGCTGTAGATATTTGGGTAAAGCCTGATTTAAGTTTAAATTATTATATTACCAGAGGTACGGATAAAACAGTAGGGGATAATCCATTAAATTTAAGAATAGGCGATACATTATTAGAATATCAAAGAGAAACACAAGGACCTGTTAAAAACGCAGCAGTAGTAGTATGGGGAGATAATAATATTAAAACAGCTACTAGACCGTCCTCAATATCAAGTTATGGAAGGAACGAAACTTTTTTATCATTAACAAATATTCAAGATAGCGTAACAGCAGATTTAGCAATTAGTAGAATGTTAGATTTATCAGACGACCCTACTAGTGGAGCAACGACAGAATTAACGAACGATGGACCTCAGCCATATATAGATTTTGAAATAGGCGATTGGGTATGGTTAGTAGATAAATTAGGAACAAGGACAAAATTAAGAATTAGAGCTATTACATTATCCGAACAAGACGACGGTTCGGTTAGAATAGTACCTGAATTAGGAACAGTAAAAGCAGCATTAGAGGAAAGATTAAAAAGATTAATAGATAGACAAGAAGCTAAAACAGCAGACGGTAATTTTGATGCGTCAGCGGCTAGTACGGATTTAAATGGTCAGGGAGATTTAGGAGCAGGTTCAGATATATATAATGGTACGGTAGTAACATACGATAATTTATTAGGAGAAGGTACGGCAGATTTTCCATTATTAGACCCAGATAATGCATTAGAGTTTACTAATACGACAGGTTTTTATTTAGGAGTAGGGGACGATGTAGTAGCATTATTACAGACAGATAACGACCCAAATACACCAGATACAATAATAGTTTTTGGAGTTACGGAAAGGTCAGGAGCTATTACGCCAGTTAATCAGCCTATTGGAGTATTATCTACAGGGTTTCCATTACGAACAGATAATTTACCTAACGGATTTCAAGGTAATATAAATGTCGAAGGTGGTAGGGGAGATTTATATGATTTAGCAGGAAATTTAGGTGCAGGAGCAGACGCTATTTTAGGTCCTAATTATGGAACTATTACGCCAGATACATTTTATGGATTTAGTAGAAATTTAGCATCTAGTTTTACATTAAATGCACCCGATATTAATACATTTTCGTCAGCAGTTTTTACAAGAGCTAGTTATTTATTAAGTAATGGTAGAATAATATTAATAGATGGTGATGACCATATAGAAGTGAGAGACCCTAACACAGGAATTTGGACAACAGCATTTAACTCGGCAGACGATATACAAGATATAGCATTTGATTATAGTAATGAGTGGTTGTGGATATATTCAGCAGGAACAAGCCCTGTAGCAGGAGGTCCTTTTTATAGTATGGGACCTAACGATACAGCACCAGTTGGCAGAGGGGATTTAGGTTTAGGATTAAGCACAACTGTAGCGAATACATCAGTGAGGATGGCAGCGGGAGACGGTCAATTAGTTTTACAATATAATAATTCAGGTTCAGGAGAGCCATATAGATATTATTATAAAAATAGTTCGAATACGGGTAATTTCGCATGGAATTATGAAACAAATATATTTTTATTAAATAGTACTGGTAGAGAAGGTAACGACCCTAAGCAGGTAGTTAGAGCAGAAGGTTTTTATTATTTAACGCAATATACACCAAGCACGCCAGATGAAGTAGCTATAAATTATTTTAATAATAATACTGGAATTACAACAACATATTTAACAGGAATAGAATGGGGTACAGACCCAAGAAAACCGTACGGATACACCATTTCAAATTCAGGATTACATTTAATTACATGTGTTAGAGATGTATCGGGTACTAATAGAATTTCGTTAGCATCTAATAATTTAACTAGTACATCATATATTTATACAGATAATACAACGGCGGTTAATTCAGCAGATTTTATAGGAGCTCCTAGAGAAATTGAACCAAATAAGATTAGATTTAGTGCACACGAATTTACAGGTTCAGGGGGAGCAATAAACGGAGCCTACACATACGAGGTTATTTTAACATGAGCGAATTAGTAACACAAATTATTATAGCATTAATAGGAGCAGTACCGCCAACAATTATGGCAGCGGCAGCTTATCGGAGAGCAAAGAGATTAGAAAAACCTATTACAGAAGTAAATAGTGCGGTAAATCATAGAGTACCTGGACAGAAAAAATTAATAGAAGTTATAGATGAGGTTTCAGATACATTAGAGAATTTAAATTATTCAATCAATAGAATTGAAAACGATTTAACGCAACATAGAGCATGGCATTTCGAACAAGAGGAAATAAATAATAACGAGGAAATTGAGGACGATGATAGCGAAAACTAAAGACGAGATTAGAAGGATACAAGAATTAAGACGAAGTAACGCAGCAAGTTATAAACCAAGTAAAAAAGAATACAAAAGAAATATAATAAAGAAAGAGGAGAGAGAAATATGCCAAGAGCAAAATTAAGTTTAGCAGGAGCTAAATTAAGAGACCAGATAAACAAGAAATACCCAAATCGTAAGAAAGATAGCGACGGTTGGATAGGCGATAAAAAGCATGTTACACAAAAGAGCGACCATAACCCAGACCCTAAAAATGGAATAGTTAGGGCTGTCGATATAGACGCTGACTTAGCAAAAAATGTCGATAGTTGGGAGTTAGCAGAGGCGATAAGATTAGCAGCTAAAAATGGAGATAAAAGAATTTCTTATATAATTCATAATAAAAAAATAGCAAGTGGTAGTATAGGTTTTTGGATTTGGAGACCTTATAAGGGTACGAACCCGCATTTTTCGCATATACATATTAGTTTTACAAAATTAGGTGATAATGATAATAAACCATTTAATATAGAGTTTCCAGTAGCTAAAACGGATATAAAACTAAATAAACAAGAAATCAAAAAGTTATGCCCAGATTGTAAGAAACTTATACAGCAATTATTATAATCGTCCCCTATTTAACGCACATAAATAAAATATGAGTTGGAAAAGCAGGGCAGCCTGTAAAGGGGTAGGTTTAGAGCTATTTTTCAATCGTAGAAATACAGAGGATAGAGAAAAGCAAAAAAGTTTATGTTTTAGTTGCCCCGTAAAAAAGGAATGTTTAGATTACGCGTTAAATTTTGAGGCAGGCGACCCGCTTAGAGTAGGTATTTGGGGCGGTTTATTAGCAAAAGATAGAGCTAAATTAAAGGTTAAAAAATGAACGAGATACCTATAAAAGAGATATTAATACATTTTGCCCCAGATTTACCGATAGGAGACGAGGCATTATTTAATATTATAGAGAGGTTAGAGGATACCGCTACAATGCCCCCAGATATCGCATTACAGGCGAATAGGCACGCTTTAAGAGTAGTTAGGGCAATATTACCCGATTTCGATATATTACCGCCTAAAATGCTCGCTGTAGCCTGTGGACAAAGACATTTAGAGGATTATCCGTTTTTATCAATGGCAATAAACTGCCAAAATAACTGGATAGGCGAAACGACACCAGCATATTTACGAAATATAATTTATGATATAAAAGACGGTAAAAAGCCAAAAGATGTATTAGATTTTTACAAAGTAAATAGCGACGAAAGATTATTTTTAGAGGAATTATTAGGATTGGAACAATATCACAAAGATATTTTAATAGATAGAGTTATGTTAATCCAGCAGACATTTAGAGGGATAAGAAAGATATATCATATAAGTAAATCGATTAATTCAATAAATCCGCGTATTATATATAGATATTATAAGATTACAAAAGAAGTTTTAAAAGATTTAAATATGTTTTATAAATAAGTACCCCCGCTTTTTTAAATTGGGCGAAAAGTTTAAGTGCTAAAAGCGGAAAGTTGATAACGATATAAAACATGACTACACAAAATACACCAAGAGAATGGGCAAAAGATTATATCGATGTTGCAACAAGAATAGCCGAATTTAGAGCTAAGCACCCAGAAGGCAGCTTACAGCCTGCTGATTTATACGAACCTATAAAGATTATACAAATAGCAGATAAGACATATTTACAGTATGTCGCATGTGCGTATAGAAGCCCAGAGGATACAAAACCTGGTATAGGTATAGCATGGGAATTATTTCCTGGACGGACACCATTTACAAGAGACTCAGAGGCAATGGTTTGCGAAACATCAGCCTGGGGTAGAGCAATAGTAGCAGTATTAGCAGCAGATACAAAGAAGGGAATAGCGTCAGCTGAGGAAATTATAGCAGCAAAAGAAAGACAAGCGGGAAAATCAAATAATAAAGTAGAGGAGGTGAGGGAATATGATTTAGGCTGGCAGAGCAGAGACGAGGAACAGCCTAAAAGAGCTAGCGAAAAACAAGTACAGAAAATACAAATACAGCGTAGAGAAATTGCAGGATTAGAGGACGACGGCGAATTTTCGCAGAAATTATTAAAATCGTATGGAGTAATTTCAGTAAAAGATTTAACACAAAAACAAGCATCTGATTTAATTGAGAAGCTAACAAAAGCACAAGACCAACAAAGGCTGTATAAATGAGATTTCCCATAGAGCCATTAGTAGAAAAATATAACAGACCTTGGCGGGAATTTAGAGAGGTCGTTAGAGCTCGACATACAGTTTTGAAAAGAGCTAAATTAGAAGGATTAACATACGAGCAAGCGGATGCGTACGCTATTCGATGCGGTTTTCACCCGATAGAAATCTGGGGTTACGAAAATTGGATAGAGGAGCAGGATGAATAAAGACGAGGATTTTCGATGGTTACAAGTAAATTTTATAGCACCAAATAGACCATTAAGTATTAACGAGAGTAATCGTATGCACTGGGCAGCCAGAAGTAAAAGATTAAAACCTTGGGCATTTTGGACAGCAATAGCATATAGAGCTATTTCAGTTTCCGAAAGAAAGAAATTTTATGGATATAAATTAAAAATATTCGTAACATTACCATTTAAAAATAAAGGTAGGCGAGACCCCCATAATTATATTGGTACAAATGTAAAAACAATTATAGACGCATTAATTAAGGAAGGGTTAGCCCCAGACGATACGGCTGAATATATAGAAGTATTGGAACCTAGATTATCAATAGACGATAGAAATGAAGTTTTAATTATGATATATAAAGGAGAAAAAATAGATGAGTAAGTTACACAATTTACCAGCTGAACACAGATTAGTGGGGGCATGTTTGAAGCACCCAGAAACAATAGAATTAATTATAGATAAAATTGGACCTGGAGATTTTAGCGACGCTAAATTAGGTTCGATATTTTCCGCAATAGCCCGAACAGCAAGTAAGTGGGATGTTACACCCGCAGCGGTAGTAGAGGATTTAAGATTAGCCCAAGAGTTAGAATTTATAGGCGGAGATAGAGCTATTTCGTGGTTATTATCTAATGCGGGAACAGTAGAGGAAGCTAAAGAAAACGCAAAATTAATTAGAGATTTAGCTAAGAGACGCGACCAAGCAAGAGCAGCAAGAAAGGTAGCAGATGTTATAGACGAGGGCGGAGACCCAGCTTTAGAAATAGCAGAATTAAACGAAGCACAAGTAGCAGACGACGATGGTTGGACAGATTTAAGTGGTATCGTAGGAGCTATTATTACAGGAACACATAGGAGATTAGAGCCTAATTTATTAAAACGAACAGATGGAGAATTTTTAATTTATCCGTCAAGATTAAATTTAATAGCAGCACCGCCAGAGAGCATGAAATCGTGGCTAGCAAAATTAACCTGCGTACAGCAAATGATAGAAGGTTTTCCGACGGTTTATATTGATTGCGAGGAAAGCGATGGTGTAACCTGTACAGAAAGAATATTTAGTATAGCGTCAGGTTTAGGTATTGATAGAGATACAATTAGAAACTGGCTAGAAGGTCCTTTAGACGAAATGGGATTACGCGATAGAAATAAAAGATTATTTTATTATAGAGCAGATGCAACAGGATTAGATGGTAAAACCAGAGCTACAATTATGCGAATAGTAAAAACGCGTAAAGTTCAATTCGTAGTTATAGATGGTTTCGCCGCCGCTATGTCATCACATACGCCACCTTTAGAGGAGGATAAAGCTAGAGATGTAAATTTATTTTTAAGCGGTTCAGTATGGCCTGTAGTAAATGCAGGAGCAGGTGTATTAGTAGTCGACCATGTTACAAAAAGTTCAGGCGGAGCAGGTATGAGTACATTTCAAAATAGAGGACCTAGAGGTTCAGGAGCTAAATTAGCAGCAGTTAGCGGAGTAGCATTACGAGCTAATGTAGTTCAGGCAGGGTCAGCCTGGCAATCTGGACGAGTAGAAATACATGTAGATAAAGATAGACCTGGTCGAGTAAAAATTAAAAATACATCAGGAAAAAGATTAGCAGGAGTTTTAGTATCAACGCCAAGTATGGATGGAGTAATAGAAACCTGTAAATTAGAAATATTAAGCCCAGAGCAAGCAGACCAAGAAGCAAGCGAAAAAAGATGGGATTTAATTTTAGCAGAAAAAATTAGTAAGTTATTATACGAAATCGGTCGCAGTATGAGTAAGTCCGAAATCAAAGAAACATTAAACGAGGATAGAAAGAAAAACGGCGGTTCAGGTTGGAGAGCAGAAACAATCGTAAAAGCCGTAGAATTTTTAATTAGAAATGGTTGGGTTAGATTAGAAAAAGAAGGCAGAAACGAGATGTTATATAATTTAAAACAATATAACGCAGAGTTTGGACCTACTCACGCCTCAGACCATATGGAGAACCCATTTTAATGATTAGAAATTATTTACAGAAATTAAATCAGCCAGAATTTGAACCGCTAACGCCCGAGAGAGAAAAGGAGTTAGCGGAGCAATTACAGAATGCTTTAGATAGCAACAATTTTAAAAAAATTGAGCTAATACACGAGGAATTAATAAACAGGCAAATAAGATTAGTATTACATATAGCCAAGAATTTTAAAGGTAAAATAGAGTGGGAGGATTTAGTATCTGCGGGTATTATGGGTTTAGTAGCAGCAGTAAAAAGATGGCAACCTAGCAAAGGTGTTTTATATCACTGGTCGGTTAGGTGGATTACAACAGCTATTATAAAAGAAATAGACCATACAAGGACGATTAGAATACCAGAGCGGAAGGCACGCGAAGCGGCTATTATTAGAAACGAAATAAAAGCTAAAGAGGAAGTTTTAATGCGTTCATTAACACAAGCCGAGATAAAAGATATTATAGGAGATAGAGTAGATATAACAGAATTACCATTAGGGGAGTTAGTATTAGACCAGCCAGTTTATAATAATGATAATATTGAATTTACTATAAAAGATACAATTTTGGATAATTCGGACGATGTTCATGAAATTGTAGAAAAGAAATTAATAAACGATAGCTTACATAAAGCAATAGAGGAATTAACCGAAATAGAGAGATTAGTTATTAGTTACCGTTTTGGGTTAAATAACGAAAGGCTAACGCTAGCAGAAATGGGCGAAAAGTTTAATATGACTGGAGAAGGAATTAGACGAATAGAAGTTACGGCATTAGCCAAATTAAGACACCCAGCAATTAAAAACCCGTTTTCATTTGAGGAATTATGATAAGAAAATTATTTAGTATTATTTTAGACAAAATAAAAGCCGATACTGTATTCGATGTATTTGACGATATACCAGAAATGCAGTTAGACGATATCATAAAAAGTATAGAGGAAAGCGAACCACCTACCCATTAATGTGGTGGCATCTATACCCATATACCCAAGCCCGTTTTGGCAGGCGGGACATCAGCGTAAGGTATAAGGCTATTTTACGCTCATTTACGCACAAAAATATTTTTATGTGCTAAAAGCGAGGATAGAGGCACAGTATAAGGCATGACAAATAAAAAGAAAAGCCCAAAGGGCGAAGTAAAAAACACCCAGCTAGAAAACGACGACGATAACGAACTATTAGATATAAACGACCCGTATTTAAAAACATGGACATCTATCGTTAATATACTAAAAGAAATAGGCGTACCTAAAACAGAAAGAGTAAGAATTATAAAGCCCAAGAATTCGAGAAAGGTTAAATAATTTTAAGGTATTTATTTAATCATATACTTGCAAGTAGAGCAGGTGCAGATACTGTTAGGTATAAGGCAATAGCCCCCAACACGCAAAAGGAGATTAAAATGATTAAACAAGATTTAGATATAGTTAGGATAATAGGAGATTTATACGAATTCGGTATAGACGCTGGTTATGACTCAACAGGCGGCGGAGTAGATTATGCACATGTAAAATTAGGTAATAAATTTCATAGATATTTTTTATGGATTGATAAAGATACAATTTATAAAGTAAATAAAAATAATTCAGAGGATGTAAGAGTAGTAGCTAAATATAAAGGTGTTAAAGAATTAATATTTTATGTTTTACAATTGAAACAATTAGCAAAGGAGATTATATAAAATGGATATTACAAAATTAAGAAACATTATAGAGTTAGAAATAGTACATACCGATAAATGTAAAGCTAACGGTTGTATAGAAGCTGCTTGTTATATTCGTCAATCAAAAGGCGAGCAGGATAGTATGGAAGCCCAGATAGCAGCAGAGTTAAGATGGGTAGAAAAAGCCGAGAGAGCTACAAATAAAGTAGTTCATATAAAGTACAGAGTTTGGGATAAAACACCCGCATGGACAGATTTCGGACCTGCACCAAAAAGACCTGGTATGGATACGCTAAACGAGCTAATTAAAAATAAAGCAATAGAATTGACATTAGCAAGAGAGTTATCTCGTTATAATCGTATCGTAGAGGATTTATTAGTTTGGCTTAGAGATTGCAGAATTAACGGAGTTCATGTACAATCATACATAGATGGTATAGAGGGAGATTGTTCTGATAATCAGAATTTCGCAACCGTTATACAAGTTATGTTAAAAGCAGCAACAAATAGTAACGAATCTCGAACAATCGGTAAAAGAATTTTAGAGAATACTTTAGAGTTAAAAGAGTGCGGTTTTTGGATGGGCGGATTACAGACTGGTTATTTCCCTAGAGAAGGAAAATACATAGAGGAAGTAGATACCAGAGGAAATAAAATATTAGTTTTACACGCCCCTAAATTCCCAAGAACTCACGAAAAGGGAATGACAATACATGGTAAAATTTTAGACCCGCTACCAAATTGGAAAGAAGCAGTAGAGGAAGCTACATCAGCTATTTTAAAGGGCGAATCTTTAAGAGCAGCAGGTAGAGCATTAGAGAAATACGGATTTAGTTGCACACCGCCTGGAAGCAATACGGTTGAAAGTACAAGAGTAAAAGCTTATTTATCAAGTCCGATATTAATAGGATATTTAAGTAACGATAAAGGTAATGCATTATCAGGAAATGTAGCTAAATATTCAGGTTTCGAAAGATTAAAGTATGTTCAGAAAGATAGTAACGGTAATCCTGTAGCAGGCGTAGAGCCAGTTATGGATTATGGTCGCTGGGTAGATTTACAGCACGCATTAGTTAAAATTAAAGATTTAAGAAAACCACGAACCCCATTTTTATTACAGGGTTTATTAACCTGCGAAAGATGCGGATACGGGATGACTAGATACCATAATAAAGCTAATGATTTTACAGGATATATCTGCTTAAAAACAAAAACATGTAATTGTAAAGGAGTAGTAATATCTATGGATAGTTTAGATAAATATATAGTAGAGGAATTATTTAAAGTATTTACAAAAAAGAAATTAGAGCAAAGTAGAGCGTCATACGAGGACGAGAAAAGTTTATTAATTAAGCAATTACCAGAGGCTTTTGGTTCAGAGCTCGCAGAGTTAAATAAAAAATATGATATCCTCACCGATTTATTATTAGACGAGCAATCCCCAACAGCTAGACAGAAATATAAAGAGAAGCAAGACGAATTAGCAGCTAAAATGGATGCGTTAAATTCATACAAAGTTAAAGAGCCGTCAGAGCCTAATTTATTATTAGCATTAGACGGTATGGAAATAGATGGTTACGGATTACCAAAAATTTGGGATACATTAGAATTACATCAGAAAACAGCAATCATTAGAGCAGCGACTGAAGGTATTTTAATTAAGCAGGTAGGAAACAATCCATTTGGTAGAAAAAGAGATGGTAGATTTGAATTCGATAAGACACGAATAGTTATATGGTGGAGGAACACAGAGAAGCCAGCCGAATGGAATACTAGACATATAAACATGACTAAAACTGATAAACAAGAAGTAGAGGCACAGGTATAAGATATGGCACGAATAACAGCTAATGAGCGATTAAACCGTAATTCGCAAAATGAAGCAAATAAAGTAAATATAGATACGGCTAACGAGCAAAGCTCGGAATGTAATTGCCTAGAAGGGGACTGCGTCGAGAGCGTCCCTAGCGATATTACGGAATAAGTGCCAGTAAAAAAACCCCAGATTAGTTTCTAGGGTTTTTTTATTTATGGATATATAAGCCCCCAGCACGCGAAGCTTATTTAAGAATTAACGCCAAAACGAGTATCGTTAGGGTCAAGAGCAGTAATGATTAGAGGAAGGATAGAAGCTATTGCAGCCGCTAACCAAGTTCTAACATCAGCAAAAGTAACAGCGAAAACATCAGCACCATCTGCAAGGAACAGAGATAGTACGGTAGCTAAAAATACTTTTACATAAGATTTTAAAGCCTCGATTATTTGATAAGTCATATATAACACCTCCTTTTTATGTGGACATAGAGAGCCAGAAATTCGCCTGCCATGATTACAGGTAGCACATAAAATTTGGTAAGTATTAGTATCCCATTTACCAGTTTTTTTATAACTACGACGAACCAAAGCGACAGTAGGATTTTTAGCATTATTTCGACGATGGGCAGTACCGCCCCCGTTTATATGGTCGAAACATAAAGCCCATACTCTGCGTTCCCCGCAACAGATACAGCGGGGGGATTTTCCCTTAGATATACCAACAAGAGCCTCATAGCGTAACTGAGCTCGTTTTTCCGCAGAGTAGGGCATAATATAATTAAGTGCTAAAAGGCGGGGACAGATAACAATATAAACATGGATAAAGCAGACGAAATACATAACGATTTAGTATTAATCGTAGATTATGCAGAAAAGCACGATTGGACAGCCGAACAGATTATATACGCATTAGATTATATAATTTTTGA